TATCCATCAACTTGTTCAACAATTCCCTGTGTATTCTGCTCAACTTGCTCAGCAAGTTTAGCGTTGAATTCTTCTTCTAAACGTGTAACTTCAGCAGTAACACGTGCCATAACAGCTGCTTCGAAAATAGTAGCTGCTTTGGTTTTAAATTCTTCAGACAATTCTTCGCCACTTAACATAGCGTCAATGTCTTCTTTCATTGGCTTAACTGGCTTCTGGTCACCATTGTGTGGGTTCATTTTTCCAGTTGGTGCTTTCTCAGCATCTTTCTCATCATCAACATTGTTACGTGCATTGTCTGGGTTTGGAGTCTCACCACCATTTGGTACTGCATCACCCTGACGGATTGGAGCAGTGTCTCCACCTGCAGAGTTTTCTTTGGTAGACTTGCTACCACCTTCTGCACCAGCTAACTTCATTTCGTCTAGTTGCTGCTTTTTAGATTCTGCTAAAATTTCAGCGATTTTTTGTTCGATTGACATCGTTTTCTCCTAACTTGGATAGTTCTGTTATTTATTTATTATTTATCTGATTTTACTCAGAAAGTGTTGGAAAGCCTTCACCTTTGCTTCCTCTAGGTTTCTAGAAGAAGTCTTTCTAATAAGAGATTTAACCTCTTCAATATTTTGTTCCACAAACTTTCCATCAACAAATATCCACTCTTTGTTCTCCATAATACCTCTAACATATGCGTCAGGGGCAGATGGATCAGCTACAATGTCAGCAGCTGTAGACAACATGAAGTCATCTTGAACGATTTGAATTCCCTCATTGTTTTGCTTAAGGGAACCCATGGCTCTGCTTGAAACGCCAAGATTTGCACCGCCTTCTAAAAGACCACGTGCAATGTTACCCATTGGAGTTTCTAAAATCTTGGCACGACCGATATAGTTAGTGCCTTCTTTACGTAGAGAAGTAATCATGTGTGACACACGATCAAGATTGATACCTGGACCATCTGGATGACCAAGTTCACCGTATGCACGATTGTTCTCTACTGCTTCTTTAATGTAACGACCAACTTCACGATCCATTGTACTTTCTTTGTACATACGACCATTGCGGTTAGTAATTTCTGATTGAAGGAAGATACCTTCAATGAAGTATTGTTTTGGTTTGCCAAGACCTTTATCTTCAACGATAAATTTAGTCTCTTGAACTTCTTCTCTAATTAGTTTCATGGCTTATACCTTATCTGGAGAACCACTTGCTGTGGTTGAAGCACCAACACGAGTAACATCGTCATATGCACCGTAAGTAGCATCTTCAACTTTAGTAGACCAACCAGCAACTTTACGTAGAACGATATAACCAGTTACTGCTTTAGCAACAGTATTAGTAACAACAATATCGTAAGTGTTGTTTGTGCTATCGCTAATACCAATTGAATTGAGTTCTAACACTGGAGCATTTTCTGGTGAACAAGCAATAATGTTTTTACCGTTACGAACAATGTATAGTACTGCACCCACTGCGCCAGTACTAACAAACTTAACGATATTTACTGCTGGAGTATCAGAGTTACGAGCCTGAGTAGAAGCAGCTAAGTTAGCAATTGTGATAGTGCCAGATTCAGCAGCAACAGTATCAAAATGAATTACTGTTTCTTGGTTAGTATTTTTAACTGTAGTAAATAAGACAGCCATTTGTTATTCCTCTATTTGTTCAAGCACATGAAAGAAGTTCTCTTTTGACTCTCTCATATACTCGATAATCTCTGGTTGATTACCTAATAACTTATTTAGGTGATCTTGCGTTTGTGGATTAATTGCAACAATAGATTCATCGGCAAGAACATAGTGAAGTTTACCTTCTACTATTCTGTCAAGTTTATTCAAAGAGCGAATATCTTGAACGACTGGATCTACGCTAAAAATGTTGGAAGAAGCGAGTTTAATATATGTTTCGATTAATGTATCTGTAACTTTTACATCGTGGTATTCTTTAATGATACTGGCGACCTTTTCGTCTGATAACTCATCGTATGATTCTTTTGATACTTGTTCTTCTAATTTTTGCGAGATATATTCTTGTTTGATAAAATCTTTGGCTTCTTCCAAACTCTTATACTTTGTTTCTACGCCATTAATCAAAATCTTATCTTCTGATGTTTTTTCAATCAGATGTGAATAAGATCTGATGCTTTCAACAACATCAGATCTCTTTAGCGATTTTGTTAATTCGTAGTAACGCATTATTCTACTTCTGCTTCTACTGTTGGTTCTTCAGCAGATGGTTCTGCCTCTTGTGTTTTAAACATACGCTGTGCAACATCTTGACGCATATCGTCTAGTTTAGCAGAGATCTTTTCTGCCATTGCTGCTTGGAACGCAGTTTCGATACCCATAGCATCTTTTGATTTAATTGCATTCACTAAATTATTCACTGTTTCACTCATTGATTCGCTCCTTGGTTATTATCTGCTGGTGCTTCAAGTGCCTGAGGTGCATTCGCTTGTAAGAAGTTCTGTTGAGAAGCCTGTGCAGCTGCAGCAACAGCACCATCCATCTCAGCATGCTTCATTTGAATTTCACCATCATCTTCCATCTGCTTATTCATTTCTTCAATTTGTTGTTCATTCATCTGTAGAATATTCTTACGGATCCAATCCATAGAATAAAACTTACCAATGTATGGTTCTACTAATTGAAGAGTAGCAAGTCTAGCATTAAGAATCTCATTATCCTTTAACTCAGAATAATGATTGTCTTCTATAAAGTCATACTTAATATCTTGTTTTAAATCTTCCCACTCATCGGGACGAATAATATTCTTAGCAACTAACTGTACAAATAGTGCATCAGTAAATAGGTTGGCAAACTTTTTACGAAGACGACCAACAAACTTATGAAACTTAATTTCATCACGAGAGATCTCAACTGAACGACCAATCGAGAAACCCTGCTGCTCTTGTAAACGACCAACTGGCACGTTTAGAGCATGATACAATTTGTTCTGGAAGTACTGAATATCTTCGATGTCGCCTAGATTCTGACCACCTGGAAGTGTAGTAATCTCAGTACCCTTACCACCTTCACGACGTGGCATCCAAAAGTCTTCCATCATTGATAGATGTTTGCGATCATCACGTACTTCACCAGTTGTTGCATCATAAACAATCTTGTTACGGAATTTGTTCATGATATCCTGAACATACTGCTCAGCTTTAACCTTAGGTAAGTTACCTACATCAATATAAAAAATTCTACGCTCAGGTGCACGACTAATACGATAGATGACTAAAGAATCTTCAATCATCTTTAATTGGTTAACTGGTTTGATAGCCTTGTGAAGATAAGACATCATCATTCCAGTATTTGCGTCCATGTATCCTGATGGTACATAAACAACCGAATCTAAGGATAACTTAATACCCTGTGTGGTACTTTCTGTAATACCCTTGTCGTTATAAAGATAGTATTCTTCAACTTTCTTTACAACTTCAACACCCTGTGGTGTCTTTTCTTTAATTACGTTTTTGATACGACGAATTTTGCGAGGATCAATGTAACGTAATTCTACAATACCTTGTTTGAGATTATTCTCATCAATCATAACATGATAATACAAACGTCCATCAATGTACCATGAACGGAAAGTATCATGTCCACGATCTTCAAATTTCAGTATACGAAGAATGTTTTTAAATTCTTCACGAATTTTTTTCTTAATACTCTCTGAAACTTCTAGATCATCTAGATTGATTGATACTGATGCCTTATGTTCATCAGTAACGATTGATTCATTAATAATATCTTCGATCGCCATATCGCAGTCGCTGTACTGTGCAACTTCACGATAACGACGAATGAGGTCGTTTTCATTTTTAACGACCCCATCCATATCCATGACCATACCGTAATAGCCACCAGCATTAATACCAGTGTTTATTACGGTTGCGCCATCTTGGGGACTTGGAGGGATTACACTACCAAAGTCCTTTTGTTTTTTACGACTTATCTCGAAGCCAAAAAATTGCATTATATAAACCTTCGGTTAAATTAAATTGGGAAAGAACCAACTGGTGTATCAATAGAAACATTAACTCCAACGCCACCACCTTGAGCACCAGTATTAGATGTGAAGAAGTTGTATTGGAACTCTACATCAAACTGTTCGATCGCATTCTGTTGTTCGAAATCTAATCCGATAGCAGAAATGTTAGTAGGATAAGCATCAACAAACTTGTACGTCTTGATGATAGCACCAGAACGATCTAGTTGGTGAACCTGCATATCTACTTGATAGTCTGTAGGGTTTGTACGACCAAGAGTAGTGTCATAATTCTGGATACCAGATTGCCACTGTTCTAGTGCGTTACGGATACCGAAAGTGGTATCGTTATAGATTGTTACAGTCCATGGTTGGAATGTACGCTCACCAGCAAAGTTAACTGGACGACCTTTATAAAGAACAGAAATGTTCTCTAAAGTAGACGCTGGTAACTGAGCAGCTTTACACAAGAACTGTGCACGCTGACCAGCTACTGGTCCAAGTCCAACGAAACTTGGGAAGGTTAATTCAACACGGAACTGATTAGGGCGAGCACCGCCACCAATCATCTGTGATTTGAAATCAGCAATATTTGCCATTTAATTCTCCTTTGTTCTTTCTCTTATTTATTCTGAATTACGCACCAACTTCGCTGAAGTTAATACCAGAGCGAGCAGCAACAAAGTTCAGAGTAATGTAGTTGATAGAACGATTTGGCTTAACGAAAATGTCAGCAACGAATTCGTTTCCGTCAATAACCTGCGCAGTGTTGTTTGTATCATCACACTTCACACGGAAGTCAGTGATACCACGACGACCTTGAACATCACGTAGGAATGGTTCGATCAGGTTCTTGAATTGTGCACGAGTGAATGGATCATTGAACTCGAACAACTGATACTTAGCAGCAGTAGCAATCGCCTTTTCCATAACGATGAATAGACGACGCACGTTAATACGATCGAATGCGCTTGGCTTGCTCAATAGAGTCTTGTCACCGTAAAGAACAGTACCTTCTCCTGGGAAAGTAACAACTGGGTTAATACCAGCTTTGTAGATAACATCACGATCAGCTTTGTTTAGAGTAGCTGCAAGTTTAACAACACTCTTGATCTGACCACGATTTAGACCACCTGGAGAGAACCATGGGTCTTGTTGGTAGTCAGTGCGAGCACATAGACCAGCGATGTCACCATTCAATGGGATCCAACGGTATGTGTCGTTGTAACGATCGTACTGATATTTGTAACCAGAGTCAAGCACAGCATAAGAAGTGCTTGGTAGTGCATTACGGTAAGCAACGAGAGCAGATGTTACTGTAGCACCATTACCAACGATTGGATCGCCAGTAGTTACGTTTTGTGGAGATGCGAACACTACGCAGTCAAGACGAGTTTCTGCAACAGAACCGATTACATTAGTTACTGTAGAAGCAGATGCTTTACCCATAATAACCAATGAAATATCGTATTGGCTGTCATCAGCAAACAATGCGTATGCAGTTTCAATTTGCCCAGCAGTAGGTGTTAATCCGTCAATACCACCAGACAATGAACGAGTAATAGGTGTATTGACAGTAGCAAATGCTTTTGATAAGCTAGAAGTACCCCAGTTAGTACCACCTGTAGGGTGGTCCATCCAGAAAACATATTCTGAACCAGAGTTAACTACGTTTTTATAGTAATTGTTAGATCCGTCTGCCTTTTTAGCATCAGATGCCTTAGAAGCATAAGCAAACTTTTCTAAAACATATCCTGGGACACCAGTGAATTGACCATCTTCATCGATAACGATAATGTGGACTTCGTCGTTTGATCCACCATTCAATGAAGTAGATGTAGAAGTACCTGGAGCAGAATCAAAGTTATCTTTGTATGTCCAGTTTGCCCATGAAGCAGAGTCACACATAGAAACTAACAATGAGTTTCCTAGAGTTCCTGGGCAACGTGCAGCGAATTCGCCAACAACCGCTTGACCTGCAGAGTATGCATTCAAGTAGTCACTAGTGTTATTGATCTTCAAACCACCAACAGTAATTTCTGTAGATGCTTGAGCAGCTGTTCCCATGAACATCAATGTTGCAGACCCGTTTGTTGCAGAACCTGATGTATGAGTTGGAGCAGTGCTACTAGTAGTACCAGCTGTAGTCACTGTGTATAATTTACCAGCAGAAGAAACATATGCGTTTAGAGCAAGTGCTGTGTTAGATGACCATGGAGTACCTTGATTATCACCAGCGAATGCTACAGTCACTAATGGTGAAGCAGTATAACCAGCACCTGGATTTGTAACAGTAATACCAGTGATTGTAGCAGTACCTAATGATACTGTACCGACCTGTGCGTTAGTACCATTACCAGTAATGTTAATTGTTGGAGCAGTAGTATAACCAGATCCACCATTAGTAACAGTAAAACCAGTAATAGAACCTGCAGTAATTGTAGCAGTACCAGTAGCAGTAACACCACCAGCAACTTGCGGTGCGCTAAATGTAATAGTAGCTGCAGTATAACCAGTACCTCCGTTTGCAACAGTTACACCAGTAACAGAAGCACCAGAAGAAATAGCAACACCAGTAGCTGTAGTACCACCAGCAATCTGAGGATTGCTAAATGTAACAGCTGGCAAAACAGTTGCATCATAACCTGCACCAGCATTACTCATAGTTACAGATGTTACTGTACCTG